ATATCATTCCCAACATTAATAAACTCCTATTGCATGAATGACATATCTATTAAACTAGAAGGCTGTGGTTACGTCAAAGATAAATACAAAAATATCAAGTTAACGAATACTCAAAGAAGAGAATTCATTAGACTTGTTAATATGTGTTTATCGGGTAAAAAAATGAAATTATTATAAAAGGTAATGAATATATCAATTCCTTACCTTTACCAAAAGAATAAGATCTAAAACGTGTAAAATTATCTAAAAGCGCGTGTAATTGTATTTATTCATATTAAGTAAATCACTATTCGACCAAGTTGCAACTGGAACATTCTCCATCATAACGAATGTCCTTTCTTCCGTACATAATGACCATACATAGACAGATTCATTCAACTTAACCTTCTTAACTTTCGCTTTGCCCAACTCTTTCTGTAACGCTTTTGCATCTATCTCCTTGCCCTTATACAAGATCGGATGATTCTCACGTATTAAAAGGTCTTTCTCAGGCATTCCTTTAGCTAATGCATTAGCCTTAATGTTATAGAAGGTCGTGGAAGGCTGAAAACGAATATTATTGACTAATCTTACTGATTCTCCTTTATAATCGATTACTTGGGATCCTGCCTTTAAATTATCGATACTGACTCTGCCATTATTTGTTAATACTAATGTTTCTGGGTGTAAACAAGGTACATTCGGTGAAATTAAAGCAAATCCACTAATACTACCTACTTGATCAAGAGTATCTATAGGACCTATTAGTGTTGCACTAGGAGTATCTAGATCTATCGAATATAAATTATTTAAGTCTGGACTGCGCTCATCTGATAATCCATATGCAAAGTTTTGATTACCAATAGTCAAAATATCTAATTCAACATAAACTGGTGATGTTTGATAAGTTAGTGGACCAACAATAGTAGTAGTACCAGAAGAAGGTGGATTTTGTATATATAATTGATTCACATTGAGACTATCTATTCCTAGATCATAAAGGGTCGTTGTTGCTGGTGGTGGATTCGTATTATTAGTATATGCACATCCATACACACCTGTAGTAGCTCCATTAATTGGAGTTTGAACAGTAGTAACTCCTGTGTCTGGATTTACTGACAGATTCTGACCTACAATATCAATTACCCTTAATCTATCAACAACTGGATTAAAATCAATTGCAACAAAATCGTTAAATACTGCTCCTGTTAAGGAGAGTTCATTTGATGCTATTGCATTTGGACTAGCTTCCGCATCAATTGTATACAAAAATGCTGCACCAGAACCATCTCCCACAAGAGCGTAAAGAAGACCATTTGCTGGTCTTATATCAATACCCTGAACACTAAAACCATCTGCTATACCTGTAATTGGTTTTTTTTGAAAGATTGGTGTTAGTCCTTTAAACTTTGAGATGTTATTCGAAAAAGTTGATGTGTAAAATGTTGGTTCCATAATAATGTCAGTCTGTAAGCTTACTGCGCTACTTTTAGTGGATTCTATATATTTAATAAATATATATAATTTAGAAATTTAAAGGATATAAAGTCTAAAAGCGCGTATAGTTGTATTTATTCATATTAAGTAAATCACTATTCGACCAAGTTGCGACTGGAACATTCTCCATCATAACGAATGTCCTTTCTTCCGTACATAATGACCACACATAGACCGATTCATTCAACTTAACCTTCTTAACTTTCGCTTTGCCCAACTCTTTCTGTAACGCTTTTGCATCTATCTCTTTTCCCTTATACAAGATCGGATGATTCTCACGTATTAAAAGATCCTTTTCAGGCATTTTAAAGGCCAATGCATTAGCCTTGATGTTATAGAAGGTCGTGGAAGGCTGAAAACGAATATTATTGACTAATCTTACGGATTCTCCCTTATAATCGTATACTTGAGATCCAGCCTTTAAATTATCGATGCTTACTTTACCTTTAGCTGTTAATACTTGTGTTTCTGGGTGTAAACAAGGTACATTCGCCGAAATTACCGCAAACCCGCTAATTGAAATAGAACTATCAAGAGTATCTATTGGACCAATCAATGTTGCACTAGGACTATTTAGATCGATCGAATATAAATTATTCACATTCGGATTACTTTCATCCGATAATCCATATGCAAAGTTTTGATTGCCAATAGTTAAAATATCTAATTCAACATAAACTGCTGGTGTTTGATAATTTAATGGACCGACAAGGGTAGTAGTTCCAGAAGCAGGAGGATTCTGTATATATAATTGACCATCTCCAAGATCGTAAAGAGTCGTTGTCATTGGCGGTGGATTCGTGCTGTTAGTATATGCACATCCATACACACTTTGTGCGGCACCGTTAATAGAGGTTTGAGTAGCAGTATTTCCTGTATCTGGATCTACAGATAAATTCTGACCAACTGTATCTATTACTCTTAGTCTATCTGCTACAGGATTAAAATCGATAGCTAAGTTATTATTAAGTATTGGTGTTGGTGTACCAGTTAGGGGTATACCATTTGATGCAATTGCATTTGGACTTGCTTCCGCATCGATCGTATACAAGATTCCTTCACCAGACCTATTTGTTGCAAGAGCATAGAGAAGATTATTTGATGGCCTTATATCGATACCTGCAACAAAAAATCCTTGTGCAATACCTGTAATTGGCTTTTGTCGAAAAATTGGTGTTAATCCAGTAAACTTTGAAATGTTATTTAAAAAGGTTGTAGTATAAAATGTTGGTTGCATATAGCCTTTTTTTAAAAAATCCTAGGGAAAAATCTATATAGCCTTTTCACCTGGGTCTTATAAGATCTTTTAAAGTTTAGAAGAAATTCTATATATTTAATAAATATATATTTATTGATATATATTAAAAAGTAACTAAGATATAAAGATACAAAGTATAAAATATTATATAACTTAAGATATGATATATAATAAATAATAAATGAATATCGACTTTAAAATTCTATATGGAGTCGAAAATTCTTATGTAGATGTGACTGAAAGAGCCTTAACCCTCTGTCCGATCATTTACAACAATTTAATTATTCCAGCAAAAGACTTTGATAGAGCCTTCTTCTTTGGTGATCATGTTCCCAATGTATTAAAACATATTCTTGTAACTATGAACAAAAATGACTTAAAAAAACAGATTACGACAAAATATAATCAAGAAATAATTACGATAAATTTAGCGAATATCGACGTTAACAAACTCTATCGCGTCGGTAATCCAATCGAAAAACTTGAATCTATACATAAAACTCTTAAATTCACTGGAGGGTCCCTTAAAGACGAATTTCCCGAACAGATCATGGCTATTAGTTTTATTAGACCCAATGATATCGTTCTTGAAATCGGCGCCAATATCGGAAGGAACACCCTAATTATCGCTTCTATATTAAATGATAAAGGCAAGAATCTTTTAACACTAGAGACCGATCCTAAAAGTGCTAAAATTCTAAAAACAAATAAAGAAAATAACAATTTCCAATTTCAAATAGTTAATGCCGCATTATCCAAGAAACCCTTATTTCAAAAAGGATGGAATTGTATACAAGCAGACAGATGTCCTGTCGATTTTAAACCTGTATCAATAATCGACTATAAAGATATTGCAAACAAATACACCGTCCTTGTCGCAGATTGTGAAGGCGCTCTTTACTATATATTACAGGATTTCCCCGAAATCTTCGACTATTTACAAAAAATAATTATCGAAAACGATTTCACCAATATTAGACACAAAGAAACAGTCGACAAACTTTTTAAAGACTATAATTTTACATTAGCATATAGAAGAGCTGGTGGTTGGGGACCCTGCCAATCCAGATTTTTCGAAGTCTGGAATAAGGGCGAATCGTCGCCCTTATGAAACTAAAGAGACCCTGCTCTATTGGACCTGCTGCGCTAAAGACATGCGCTAACGACAGTCGCAGGTCCGGTTAATGTGATTAAGGGCGAATCGTCGCCCTTATGAACCCTGCTCTATGGCTTCGCGCAGTGAGTCCAGTTAATGTGATTAAGGGCGAATCGTCGCCCTTATGAACCCTGTTCTATTGGACCTGCACAGCAGGTCCGGTTAATGTGATTAAGGGCGAATCGTCGCCCTTATAAAACTAAAGAGTCTCTCTGCTCTATTGGCTTCGCGCAGCGAGTCCGGTTAATGTGATTAAAGGTGAATCGTCACTCTTATGAAACTAGGGTAAATATTGTGTTATAAGCATCTTGTATATCTTGAATTGGCCATAAATGTCTATATTCGAGTGATTTTTCGCAGATATTTAAGAGTACTCTCTCTGCATTTATTAGAAATTTCTGTTTTCTAGAATCATTTGTATTATCATTTATTAGAGTTTTAATCTCCTTGTTTATCTCCAATATTTTATTAAGCATTGTTTGTATGAATTTTGTATAATTACGAAAACGATCCAGCAAATATGTCGCTATCTTTAGTAATGTTAAACCATGATAGATTTTTGCATTAACACCCTTACAATTCATTTGTTTATCCAATACCTTCTTAATTAGTTGTATTGCAAATATACTGTCAATCCTTTTTTCATGTTTATATATGAATGATACTGCTCCCCTATTATAAATACAATTACAATAATAATCAACAATTACACCATTATCGATTATTTCACTAAATTGATCATATATAATTTCTTGTGGTAAATCTGATGCCATTTTTTATTATAATATATACAATATTAATAATATCCAAAAAATACATAAAATCTCCTTTCATTTTTCTAAATAAAGCAAATAAAAATTTACTAAAGCTATTTTATCGAATGATTAAAAATCTGCATATATTATTAAAAATAAATTGAACATATTTTCTTTACTATGTTCAAATCTTAGAAATTAAAAACATCATATATTTTATAGTAAATGGATCATAATCAATACCATGATCAAGTTGGTGGCGTTAAATGTAGTTTATGTGGGTCAGATGGAACTAATAAATCTACCTGTCCTTTAAATAAAGATGCCGTACCTAACCTATCTAAGCACCCTAATGCAGTTAATATGATTGAAACTGTTACAGTTGGCACTGCAGCTCCAGTTGATTCTATAGCATCAACTGTAACAAGTGTTGCTCCAATAACTCCACTCATAAAAAAAATGCCCATATTTAAGATTCAACCCATTAAAAAAATGCCCATACTTAAATTAAAACCAATTAAAGTCTCTAATTCTAATACTGATTTAAAGCAGAAACAGAGTCAGAAAACTTCTAGTCAGAGCCAAAATCAGAGTACATCTAGTCAGACTAGTTCTAGTCAGTCTAGTCAAACGTCTAGTCAGAGTAATTCTAATCAGAATAATTACCAAAGTCCTAAGCCTAGTCCTATTAAATTTTTTAGCAATAAAGATAAATATTTTGAATTTAGCAACTATGCTACTGGCTATCCAATTACAATCGATAATGTCGTATATAAGACGACCGAGCACTATTATCAAGCCATGAAATATATGTATTCCGGAAATACACCTGCCGATATTGAGTATGCAAACCTTATAAACAGTCAAGATACTCCTAATAAAGCTAAAGTTCTTGCTAATATGTATGTTAGACAGAATTTTAGTTGGACAAAACCGCTAAAAGCTATAATCGAACAATATAAAGGTAAGGTTCAAGTTAGGAAGGATTGGGACTCCGTTAAACTCGACATTATGAAAAAGGCATTAAAGGCAAAATTTACACAGCATCCAAGGTTAGCCAAACTCTTAAAAGAGACTAATAATGCTGAAATTATGGAGGCTTCTCCTACCGATTATTTCTGGGGGTTAGGCAAAGATAATACTGGTCAGAACCAGTTAGGCAAACTTTTAATGGAGCTGCGCAGCACTTTATAGCTTTATCTATTGCTTTTTTCTAAAGCTATTTTATCGATTAAAAATTTGCAAAATCTTTCTTGACTTTGAATAATCTATATTTATAACATAAATTCATTACTGATAATGATAATGCACACATTAATAATGCAAATAGTAGTTCAACTAGAATAGATGTGCTGCTATATCCATAATATAAAACTTGGATTAATAGGGTTAATGTCGAGAATAAGAGCACTTCTTTTACTATTTTATAGATCGATAAATCTTCAGTCATATCTAATGACTGAAGATATCCATACACTATAGGAGGAGTAACTGCTAAAAGATAATCCACCAAAATTATTTTTATTGTTGCAAACATTTATTTAATAAAAGTGTGATACCAAGATTAAAAAATTGATTATTCAAATTTTTAATCTAAATGATGAGAAGATAAAAATGTATCAACGATTTAAAGGGGTAAAGAATCTAAACTACTTAATATGTAAACAGAATTTACATATCAATACTACACATACAGATAAACATATTATAAATACAAATAATTTTAACACAAATAAACAGGATTTTCATACAAATAAAGATTATAATTTTTATGGCAATTTATATGAAAATGGTATACTTTTATCGACTAGTATTGGATTTATTACGGGAACGATTTGGTGGACAAATGAAGTATATGATGATAATAAATATAAAAATGATAGTGAAAAAATCTTTTTATCTGTCTTAACCTCTTAACTGGTATTGCTGAAAGCAATTCCAGAGTTCGTCCTTGTGACGAAACTGGTAAATAATTCTACTTTAATTAAGACTTCAATAAAAATTGAACTTTGTTTTTTTAATCTTTCTGACTTACAGCAGAAATGTGGCTAATTCATGAGCATAATACTGATGGATCTGCTATAGATAAATATTGGTTATTTAAAAGCAAAGAAAAGGCATTAAAATCATTCTTAGAGGTGGTTAAAGATTATAGACCTAATATAGATCCTAGATTATATAGTGATTTGTATAATGATTCTAGTTGTGATCAGAAAATCACCATGATAGATAAATTTATCGATGAATATATCAATAATATAGATGGTCCAACGATCGTTGATTTATATGATAGTAATTATCTCGTCTTAACTGATATTGGAGCTGACGGATCTGGCAGGAGACCATGATCTATTATTAATTCAAATTATCAAATATAATCGCATATCTCCGCCCTATCAATCTTACCATTAGTCCTAACTAGCTTAAAAGGTTTGCAGCACCCGTAGACAAGATCTTGTTTTAAGAGTCTTTCACATTCCGCTCTGGGTGTATGCGGTTTTATCGGTTTGTTACTCTTCTTATATACTGCATGTCGGAATATCTTACACCGAACATCTTTCTCTTTAACTTGCACATAAAGGCTACAATGTGGACAGAGAAAGACATACATATTTTCCTCTGGTATATATGTTACTTTATTATCTTTATCTTCCTTTTTCTCTTCTATTTCTTTGGGCTCTTCGAGCTCTTCTGTCTTTTCAGTCTCTTCTGTCTTTTCAGTCTCTTTTGTTTCTTCTGTCTCTTTGGTCTCTTCTTCAAGTACTTTATCTTTTGTTGAGTTATCAGTAGACACTATAGTTGTACATTCATTAGTTGAAAGACTCATTTAATTGTTATAATTGATTATTATTTTAAATAATCAGTTTTTTAAACAAATTATAATATTCAAAAAAATGGCAATGGTATACCCTTGCCATCTTTAAAAATAAATATTTAATCGTAAATTAATCGTAAATTTTACCATAAATTAATCGTAAAATCCCAAATAGTTAAAAAATAGTTAAAAGATAAAAAGACTAATTAGTGATAGAAAAATAAAATAATTTAAATGATTTTTAATAATAAAAACAAAAAATGATGCACAATATCGGTTATTATGGGATAAATCAGGAATGCAAAATCCATTAAAGATTCGACCAATATTGAGTCCTATTAAGTTCGATAAAGTAGAAGAAAGTGCGGCTATCGTGATTAAACCACTTAGATTCTCTGTTACATTAGAGACAGTTAGACAAGAATTAATAGATGAGAAAGTAACTGAACCATCATTACCAAAATCAAAATGGTTAGTTGACGAGTTATGGAAACCATCACACATTTCGAATGAGTATTTTATTTCAACAGAAGGAAGATGTTATAGCGAAAAAACTAAGACTGTTAAAAATTGTAAACCAGAAAGTCATGGATATATCAGTTTCGGGTTTATGATAGATCGAAAACATGAAAACTATCTTGCTCACGAAATGGTTGCAAAAACGTTTATTGGAGCTAGACCTGCTAATCACTATATAGATCATATTGATAGAATTCAAACAAATAATAAATTGATTAATTTACGATATGTTACACCTTCTATGAATAATTTAAATCGAACTCCAGTCTTACAAAGAGGTAAACCAACTGGACAATATAGTTTGTCTGGAACTTTTATTAAAAAATGGGAAAGAGCGAGAGATATTGCTAATTGCTATAACTTGGATTTAAGAATTCTCACTACTCATATACGTCGAGAAACCCCATATCATGGATTTTTATTTAAATATATAAAGACTGAAATTGATGGTGAAGAATGGAAAGAAATTACAGTAGCTACAGGTAAGCTTAAAATTTCAACTCATGGAAGAGTTAAAAATGGATATTTCGAACCACATTATGGTACTACTAGTAGTACTGGGTATAAAATTGTATCAATTGGTGATAAAATTTATCAAATTCATGATTTAATATGTGAGCATTTTAATGGTTCTAAACCTAGTAAGCAATGTATTGCTAATCACTTAGATGAAAATAGACAAAATAATCATAAGGATAATTTAAAGTGGGTTTCAGGTATTAGAGAGAATACAGAATATTCGATGGGTCGAAAGATAAATCAATATGATAAAACTGGAAATCTTATTGCAACACATAATTCAATCATAAAAGCCAGTGAAAGTACTGGAGTATCTGCTACATCGATTGGTCGTTCTTGTAATAATGAAAAGGAACCATTATCATCAGATTATATATTTAAATATGAGGATAATGGAGTTGCACAAAGCCAAAATAAAGTTACACGAACTATTATACAATCAGATTTAAATGGTAATGAAATTAAAAGATTTAATAGTATAGCTAGTGCTAGTAGAGAAATGAAGATAGCCGAAAGTACCTTACATTATTATGGTAAAGGAAATTTAACAGGTCATGGATTTAAATGGAGTTTTGGTGAACATACATATTAATTATACTTAAAAGATAGTTGGATTTGGCAGGGGTAAATTTGCATTATTAAAGAGTGTATTATTAAACTGATTTTGGCAGTACTTATTGTAATTGATCGACCTAACAAAATCTCTCGAAGCGATGCCAGCAATTGAGCCAGTCGGATTGGCTGCAAACATTATATGCTCTATTCTTTGGGGATTCATTGCGTTTTGAAGGCACTCGAAGCGGTCAAGTGTGTATTGACTCGTCGAATCGCATGCATTAAAATATGTTCCAAGTTGACCTTGTTGTAATTCTGATTCAAGATCTACTTTAAAAGTACCTTGGCCAGCTCCCATATAAGGAACTGTTTGATACGGAGTTGTATAGAGTTGATAAATATCTCTCATATTAGTTAAAGGTGCGAATCGTAAATCTGATTCTGCATCGACACTGCATGCATCGCTATATACTTTCTGTTGATGACCCGGTTCTTGCATATATTGTGAATATTGTTCAGGGGTCGTCGACCATCTATAGGAATTCCAGGTTTCATAACATCCGGGACCACGACTCTCATATTCTTGAATGTTTTGTGCACATCTATCTTCTTTTAAATTACCTAGTTGATTCCAAATCGGTTTTTTACAATCTTTTTTTGAAAACATATATTCTAATATAGACATAGAATATTACTGTGAAGTTAATAAACTTAAACTTTATTTAATAATTTATTAAAAAAATAGAATATAAATATTATATTCTCTCTGTCTTATAATATAGAGAGCTAATGTCATTTAATAGACTAATTTATGATCAATGCGCTTATGCAAAAGATTTAGACCAACAATCGAGTATATTATCATACACCCTAGACCCAAATAAACACTATAACTGCAATCCATGCAGAATCGGGTTTGGTATCCTTGGCGGAAACGTTGTCAGCTTAGATAATGTGAACCTGGTCGATTTGGAAAGCGATATTAGTCGCAATCTCACGCGTGTTAACTCATTATGTCCGGAAAGAAAATACCTTCCCCAGTGCAAACCGAACCCAAGAAGCAAGGATGGATTACCATGCTCGTCTGCTCAACTTGGCTCATGCTCGAAACGTAATTTACCTGAGTGCAACCTCATCAATTACCGTCCTCGCATAAAAAATTCTGGTATCGAGCTTAATTACCCAACTTGCCCCAACCCAGTTGCTTGCAACAGAAGACCAAGACCTATGACGGCACCATGCCAAAATACCTTAACCTACAATCACAAACCAATTCAGCAGGGATATCGTGAATTCTACACATTTTAATTAAGTTTGGGGTGAACTTTAAGTAAACAATAAATCCTTGTATAAATATACAAAGATTGAGAAAAAAATAAAATTGATGCTGCAAATTACTTATTTACATTTAATTCAGTAAATAGATGGATTCAATACAGAAAGCATGGGATAGGATTTTAGCTTTTATGAAGTTACCAGAACAACAAGGAATGACTTTAATAAGTACCATTTCGGATTATAAAAATCAGGATTCAAAATTAACCTTATTATGTGGTGACTGTAACAATAACTTTTCGATTGTTTGGCAGCATCTACGTTCAGGTAAGCGTTGCAATTTGCCAGTTTGTGTCAATAAAAGAATTCAAGCTGCAAAAGAATTACATAAATATGACAAAGTATGGCAGAAAGTCTTAGAGTTTTTTAAACAACCAGAACAAGAAAGTATGATTCTAAAAAGTACTTTCTCAGATTATGCAGGTCAAGATACTAAATTAACCATTTTTTGCAAAAATTGCAATATGGACTTTTATATGAGTTGGGACCGATTAAATTTGGGATGGAAATGTAATAGCAGTGTGTGTTTAAAACAAAGAAGGCTTGATGCCAACCAATCCGATGAAAGTAAAAAGATTGTATGGAAACATATCACTGATTTTTTTCAAGAACCCAAACAAAAAGATATTATGGAATTAATCAGCACGATCAATGATTACCAAAATCAAGACACAAAACTTACAATTTATTGCAAAATTTGTAATGGTAATTACAAGATGAGGTGGCAAAACATCAGAATTGGTAAGCAATGTAACCTTGATAGTTGTTTATCTAAAAGAAAGAGTGCATCAAGACGAATATACACGATTGAAATTATAAATGACAAAATTTTTGATGAAGGTGATGGTGATTTACTTGTATCACAAGAGTATTTAGGATATTCAGAACCTCTAGATATATGGTGTCATAAATGTGGTGACATTTACTCAAAGGATTTTTCTCATTGGCAAAGAGGAGAAAGATGTCCATATCATGCACCAAATAAAGGCTGGACAATTGATGAAGTGAAAAAATTTATGTTAGAGGATGACTCTCATGATATATTGGAAACTAAACAATATACTGGAACCAAACAAGTATTAGATATTAAATGTGGATCTTGTGATTTAGTCTATCATACAAATTTTCATAAATACAAAGATCGCAACAGAAGATGTTTAGACTGTTTTGGAAAAGTAAAAATATATACACAAAAAGATATTGAAAGCATAATAAGTGCTGATGGAATGAATACATGTGTTGGTAAATATATTAAAACCTCAATAAAAATAGATGTTTTATGTCATGGATGTGATAATATTTATGCGATCAAGATTAACCCTTTCATTAATGGCCACCGTTGCGCCATTTGTTCTCACAAAAAAAGAGGTATAGGTTTATTACTATCTTATGACGAAGTTAAACAAACCATTGAAGAATGCGGTGAAAAACTTGTTTCACAAACTTACACTGGTATGAAAGACAAATTAGAAATATTATGTCATAGTTGCAACAATATTTATAAAAGAAATCTTCATTCATTCAAATTAAATGGATCTCGTTGTAACATATGCAAGGATGGAAGATCACAAGGTGAAATATGTGTTGAAGATCATCTTAAAAAGCTTGGAGTGCAATATAAGTTCCAGCAACGATTTGATAAGTGTCGTAATCCTTCTACCAATTATATGTTACCCTTCGACTTTTTAATCTTTAAACCAAAATGTTTAATTGAGTTTCATGGTCAACAACATTATAAATGGACTACTATGTGGCATAAGACAGAGCAAGACTTTAAAGATCAACAAGAACGTGATAAATTTAAGGAACAATTCGCAAAAGATGAATCTATTCCCTTAAGCATAATACCATATTGGGAGCTTCCTAAAGGAAATGTCACAAATATAATCGATATTTTCTTAGCAAAAGTAAAGGCTGATGAAGCTAATCTTATACAATTACAATCTTAAAATGTGTGTAAATAATATAAATGAAACTAGCTATCCTCTTGCGAGGACATGTGCGTACATATAAAAAATGTTTTCCTAATCTACAAGAAATACTTAAAAAATTTAGTTCTGATATATTTATCCATTCTTGGGATGCAACAGACGAAATACTTAATTTATACAAACCAAAAGACTATTTAATCGAAGTAAATGCAGACTCTAACACTATAAAGGATATCCTAAAAGAGAATAAACGATATAACTCTTTAATCCCAAGTTATAAAAACCAAATATATGCAAATTATCAGCTTACAAAGATGATGAAAAAATATGCAGAAACTAATAATATAGCTTATGACTTTGTATTATTCATAAGATTTGACACTATAATCTTTACGAAAATATTATTATTCTATTTTAAAAACCTAGGTTTAAAGCTAAATAAGGAATTTACCTTTATTCCTTGCAATTTTTGTTGGATCAATAAAAGCATAAAATAACTCTATAAAGTATAAGTATAAGATAAAGAAATAAGGATCGCATAATTAATGGTACATCTTATA